CGCAAAAAAGAACTTGAGTTTGAAGAACGAATTAAGCAAGCAGGCAAGAGTGCTGACGAAGCATTCACGCAAGCTGAAGACGCACTGAACGATTATAATAATGGCTTAGCAAAACAAATTTTTCTGCTGGGGCTCGGTGAGGAAAAAGCAAGGTTGTATGAAGCGCGGCTTAAGGGCGGCGCGGCTGCGGAAGCCTTAATGGCGCAACTCATTGCAGCCGAAAAACTCGTTGCAAAACAAAAAGAACTCAAGCAAATGCTCGATGAGATTAAAGAGCGCACCGACACCGACCCACTCACAGGTGACCTGCTCTTGCTCGATGCCAAAGGGCAACGCGCAGCAAGAGCAGCGAGCCTTGGGCCAAGAGCGGCTGCAGCCAATGAGGCGCTCGAGCGCGCAGAAGAGATCGACCGATTCCAGAAGATGCTTGAAAAAGCGCGCGCGCCCTTGGAGAAATATCACGACCAGGTTGCAGGGCTTCAACTGGCGTTGGCAGACGGGGTGATTACTACCGAAAACTACGTGAAAATCGTCACGCTGTACGCGAAAGAATTGCAAGCGGCGTTGAAGGCCCCCGACGATGGCCTCAAGGAATTAATGCGCGCAATCGACCGTACAGGAGAAAAGTTTACCGATACCTTTGTCAAAATGGCGACGACAGGCAAAGCAACGTTCCGCGATATGGTCAACGTTATCTCGGAAGAATTGCTCAGACTGACGGTAAAAAAATACATCACCACGCCGCTTTTTGATATGTTCAAAGCCTTTCTGCCAAGCACAAGTGTCGGCGCACCAGGCAAGGCCTCAGGCGGTCCTGTTGACGCAGGCGCACCTTACATTGTTGGCGAGCGCGGGCCCGAGTTGTTTGTGCCGGCGTTTCGCGGCACGGTGGTTGCGAACGACAAACTCGGCGGCAGCACAGTCGTCAATCACTACAACATTCAGGCGATTGACGTCAAGTCGTTCGAGGATCGCTTGTTAGCGTCTAATAAAACCGTATTCGCGGCAAACATGTACGCCCAAAAATCGCTCTCGCCACAGGGGCGCGCCTGATGTCATTTCAAACAATCCTTGACATCAGCCAGTACATCCAGGTCAACACGCGCAAGACGGTGGGCCAGCAGTACTCGCGCAGCGGCCAAGTGCGCACCGCAGAGTACTTAACCGCGCAACCTTGGATTTTTACCGTCAAGCCGCACGCGTACCTCTACTACCCGCAAGTGCGCAGCGTGATCCAAGCCATCGATAACCTCGACCGCTTGACCGCCGGCACCTTGAGTTTTGCCTCGTCGACCTTGTCGTGGTTTGCGAGCTACCAAGGCGCGCTGAGCGCAGCGCAGGCTGCAGCGCTCACGCTTGCCTCCGTTCCTGCCGCCAACGCTACGACCATCACCGTGGGCAATCTTCCCAGCGTAGCGAGCGGCACGGTGGTTTTTGCCCCAGGCGATGTGCTGCAGCTTGGAAGCTATCCGTACAAAGTAGCCACGCAAGTCACGCGCGGTGCCGCTGCGACCGTGAGCGTCGTGCTGCATCGGCCTGTGATCGGCACGCCAAGCGCAGGAACCTTAACAGCGGTCGGCAGTGCTTGCACCTGGTCGGTCGTCGCCGAGGTTTGCCCGGTCTACACGCTGCACCCGATGACGGACGGCGCCTGGGTCGAGTGGGCGAGCGATTTTGTCTTCCGCGAGAACGTGCAATGACGACGCCGATGACCGCGCTTGCCGCCTCAACGATACGGCACGGCGAGTTTGTGCGCCTCATCACGAGTACGAATACCTACACGTTTTGCAACGCCGCAGCCGCAATCACGGTCGCAGGCGTAACCTTTAGCGCGCTTGGCAGTCTGCTTTCGGTCGGCGAAGTCAACCGCGAAATTAAAGCAACAAGCGGCGACATGGTGATCAGCCTCGTGGGCATTGACCCCACGAATTCTGCGCTTGTTCTAAGCAGCAACATCAAAGGCGCAAGCGTGGAAATTGCGCGCGGGTTTTTTGACAGCAATTTTCAGATTATTACGACGCCCACGCAACAGTTTTTCTTGCGCTATCGCGGTTTTGTGACCAACGTCGGCTTGAGCGAGGATTTCAACGCTGAAATGCGCGTGCGCACCGCGACAGCGATTTTGTCGTGCAGCAGCTTCCGCGAGGTGCTCGCCAATCGCGTGGCAGGCATCCGAACCAATTTGCAAGCTTGGCAGCAACTCTACGCGGGCGACGCAAGCATGTCACGGGTGGCTGCCATTGCAGGTCAGTTCTTCGATTTTGGCGTGCCGCCGACGACAGGCTCGCAATCGGATCCAGGTACAGACGCACAGTTTTTTGACACGCAGGTGGGTGAGAATTTGGCAGGCGGCGAATGATACGCTTAGCCACGCCCTACGACGTGGAAGCGTGCAGAACAATGCTGCGCGAATACGCGCAAGAAACGCAGCTGCGTACCTTAATCGAAATGCAAGACCCGCAACACGTGACCGCGTTGCTTGAGCGCATGATTTTAGGCGCAGGCTTCGTGTTGATCGACAATCAGGCGCGTGGCATGCTTTGCGCCTTGATTCACGGAAACGTGTGGAATCCTGCGGTGCGCACACTTTCCGAGCTTGCCTTTTACGTTACGCCGCAGCATCGCGGGCGCACCCTCGGTGGGCGTTTGTGGCTTGAATTCAACCGACGCGCACAAGACTTGTTGCAGTGCGAGCGCGTTGCGCTGGTGTCGTGCTCCCGCCAGCAAAACCTAGATGTCGAGCGCTACGGTTACCGCCAGATGCACGTGACGCTCATGAGAGAAGCATGCCAGCCGAATATATCTTAGCTACAGTTTTCGGCGAAACGTTCAAGGCCGCTTACGCGCTTGGCTCAACAGGCTACGCGGCCGCGACGTTTGCGATCAATTTTACGGTGACCACGCTGGTTAGCCGTGCTTTTGGAGCGAAACCGCCAAAAATACAAGACTCCGGCGCGCGCCAGCAAATGCCGCCTGCAAGCAACAACAGCATCCCCGTGGTTTACGGCAGCGCATGGCTCGGCGGCACTTTTGTCGATGCCGCGCTGACGACAGACAATAAAACCATGTACTACGTGCTCGCGGTCTCGTCGATTTCAAGTGACGCGAGCGCGACGTTCAGCTTTGACACGACCAAGTTTTATTACGGCGACCGTCTCGTTACGTTTGCCACCACGGGCGATCTGACGCGTGTCGTGTCGCTTACCGATGGCGCGAACAACGTCGACCCAAAGATCGACGGAAACTTGTTTATTAGTCTTTACACGTCGACCAACGCCGGCGCGATTACAGCGATTAACGGACCAGCGCCCACCACGTTCATGGGCGGCGCGGATCTGCCTGCAGCGTTGCGCTGGCCCGCATCGGGCAGGCAAATGAACGGGCTCGCCTTTGCCATCGTCAAGCTCAACTACAACCGCGATGCCAACACGACGCAACTGCTTCCGATCACGTTTTATTGCACGCATCTGCCGCGCGGCGGGGCGGTAGCAAAACCGGGCGACGTGTGGGCCGACTACATGTCGGATGCGCGTTACGGGGCCGGCATGGCATCGTTGCTCGACACTGCAAGCGCGGCCGCACTCAACACCTACAGTGATGCCAACATCACCTTCACGCCTGCAGGCGGCGGTGCAGCGCAAAGTCAAGCGCGCTACCGCATCAACGGAGTCCTTGACACAGGGCAGCCGGTGCTCGAAAACGTGCAGAAGATTCTGGATGCCTGCGATTCGTGGATGTCGTATCAAGCTGCCACAGGGCAATGGTCGATTGTCATCAACCGCGACACCGTTTCAACCTTTAGCTTTGACGACAGCAACGTGATCGGCGCGATCAACGTCACGACGATTGACCTTAACCAGCAGATTAACCAAATCCAGGTCGAATTTCCCGACAAACTGTCCCGCGACCAGACCAATCTTGTCACGCTTGCGACGCCCGCAGCGCTGCGCTACGCCAACGAACCTGACAACAAAGCGACGCAAAAATTCGACCTGGTCAACGACTCGGTGCAGGCGCAGTACCTCGCAAACCGGAGACTTGAGCAAGCGCGCGAAGACTTGGTTGTGACGATCACCGCCGCTTACCCGGCGATACAGGTTGACGCGGGCGACGTAGTCGCACTTACGAACACAGACTTTGGGTTTGCATCCAAGTTGTTTCGAGTTATGCGCGTATCTGAGGCGAGTCTGCCGGACGGCAACCTCGGCGCAAAACTTGAACTCAACGAGTACAACGCGCAGGTTTACGACGACGCCAACATCACCGCGTTTGCGCCGGCGCCCAACTCTCAACTAACCGCTGCCGGCTTTATTTCGGCTGCCAATGCGCCGACGGTGACCAATACCCAGGCAGCGCAGCAGCCTCCGACCTTTGACGTTATTTGCACTGTTCCCGCTACCGGGCGCGTTACCTATATTGCACTGTACTACACCACGGTTGCAGTGCCTGCCGATACTGATTGGAAATTGTGGTCGATTGAAGAATTAATTGGCGGCCAAACGTTTACGAATGCCGCAACGTTTACGTTTAAAAACCTTGTGCTTGCGCCAGCGACCTATTATTTTGGATTTCTCGCGGGCAACGATCTTGGCGCGGTGCGGAGCGCCTACAGCGCAGCGCTCAACTGGTTGCCGATTACGCCTACCGGTCCCACGGGCGCTACGGGGGGCCAGGGCGCAACAGGCGCAACCGGCAGCACAGGCAGCACAGGGGCCACCGGGGCTACGGGCAGCACGGGGAGCACAGGCGCCACTGGCGCGCAGGGTGTTACGGGCGCGCAGGGCACGACAGGTTTGATCGGCATTGCCGCGCTTACCTGCTATAAAGTACAAGCACAAAATGCAGCGGCGCCGACTTTTACGACGCCCACGGCAGGCTCTGCGGTGCCTGCAGGTTGGAGCGCAACGCCGCCAGCGGTGACAATCGGCCAAGTCATGTGGTATTTGCAAGGGCGGTTTAACGCGAATGCCTCGACAGTCGACGGAGTAGGCGCCAACTCGACCGCGTGGACAGGGCCGATTGCTGCCTCAATTTTCCAAAGCATTCGCAGCGACAACTACAACGGGCCAACGCCACCGACCACCGCTAACTTTGGCAGTGCAGGCTGGTATCTCGATCAGCCCAGCGGCAACCTTTTTGCAAACGCTGCGTACCTGCGCGGCGAGCTTGTCACAGGCGTTTCGAACGCGCAGCGCATTGAGATCAACAAAACTGCGCTCAACAAAGTGGCGGTCTACAACACGGCCAATCAATTACTAGGCTATTTTGGCGGCACAGGCTCGGACGTAGAAAATATTTTACAGTTGAGTCCGCAGTTTGTGGTTGGCGGCCTAGGTTACAGCTTTGCTTTAGCAGGGCAAGTTACGCTTCCAAATTATGCAGCCCCAAATTACCAAGTGTACGGTTTGCGTGTAAGAACGACTGATCTTACTTTTGTTGATGCGCAAGTCGGTAGTTGGGACTCTATTGCCAACGTAGAATTCCGCTCAGGACTTATGGCGAATATCCGTAGCGGCGGCGGTCTGTTCCCGCCATTCTACGGCGGCAATATGGGATACAAATACGGCGCTACAGTAGCGGGTGGCCGTTTTTATGGAGGCACTGCTGGCTCGCTTGAGGTTTTGTTTGCAGATGCGAACTACGCGATCAACGTAACTTCCGGCACCATCCGCTACGGCAACGTGACGTTTTCTGCGTTTCCCAACAACGCGAACACATTTTTGCGCGGCGACGGGACCTTTGTGGCGTTGCCCCAGACGCTGTACGGCAACGACAACAATGCCGTCAACGCCAACGCAAGCGCCAACTTGTACTTGCAGGGGAGCGCAAACACCGACATTGCGGGCGCGTACGTGCGCGTGGATCGCGGCAACGCCGATCAGCTAGTCTGGAAAGTGGTCACCGCGTCGCCGTCGGACCGGCGCATTAAGCAAGACATCGCGCCGATCGACTACGGGCTCGATCTTATTAAAGGGCTCAACCCT